GTCAAGTTACTTGCTGGTTTGATGTACAAATTAACTCTGTTGGATCAGGCAGTGGTACGCTAACAGGTCTTCCTTTTGCTAATAACGCTTCTGTGGCGGGATGTGGAAGTGTTGGATATTTTGCTAATTTAGTTTCAAGTTTTGTAATGATTAACCCAATAGTTCCAGGAAATGGTACAAGTGTAACCTTTGAAACAGCTACCGCAGCAACAGATACGATTGGTGATAATCAAAACATTTGGAAAAACAGCGCACGTTGTACAGGCTTTGTTACTTACCAAGTTTAATCACACCGGACTAGTGTGATCGGACCAACGAAAGGAACTTACATGATTACCAAAGAAAAAGTTATTGACCAGATTACCGTGACCGAAAACGGAATCATCCTCTACCGTGAAGCCACACGCATCATTGAGGACGGTAAAGTCTTAACCCAGACCTATCACCGCTCATCCCTAACACCTGGGCAAGACCTCACAGGCCAACCAGAGAAGGTGGTAGCGATCTGTAATACGGCTTGGACACCTGAAGTGGTTGCAGCCTATGAAGCAGCGCAGTTGGCAGCGCAGCAGACTTTACAACCGGCAGAGCAGGCTGAGTAAGGTGCATCATGACATCCGGTGATTCAGAAGCGTTAAAGCGCATCGAGGTTCACGAAGCCGTATGCGATGAACGTTATGCGCAGATCAATGCCAGGCTTAAGCGTTTGGAGATGATCCTTATGACCACGGCAGGAACCAGTATTCTTTTGCTGATCAACCTGGCATTTAAGCTGAAATAGCATGATGACGCTTTTGTCAACGCTCCTGTCATTCTTAGCCGGTGGCGTGCCTAAGTTGCTTGACCTTTGGCAGGACTCCAAGGATAAAGCGCACGAGCTGGAACTTGCCCGTATGCAAAATGAGCGTGAGCGCGAGTTAGCCGCCATGGGTTTGCTTGCGCAGCAACGCATCGAGGAGATTCACACCGAGCAAGTGGCGATGCAAACGCAAGCCGAAGAGATGAAAGCGTTGTACGCCCATGATATTGCGATTGGCGAAGGAACAAGCCAGTGGGTGAAGAACGCCAGAGCGTTAGTGCGTCCTGTGCTGACTTATGGCATGTTTATGTTGCTTGTATTCGTTGAGATTGGCGGATTCTGGTACGCCTGGACAACGAACGTGCCATTTGATTTGATGCTTGACCAATTGTGGGATGACGATACGCAGCAGATTTGGGCCGCGATTGTGGCCTTTCACTTTGGGTCACGAGCTTTTGCGAAATGATCAGCCCGCTTGCCCTCCAAATGATCAAGCATCACGAAGGTGTGCGCGTGCGCCCTTATCGCTGTCCGGCGTTGCTTTGGACCGTGGGTGTGGGCCATGTCATTGACCCATCGCACATCAACGTCAAAGTTGAAGAGCGTAAAGCTTTACCCATTCCACCGGGTTGGGATCGCACACTATCTATGGCGGAAGTTGACGAGATACTTACAAAGGACTTACGCCGCTTTGAAGCTGGCGTATCACGATTATGTCCTGCTGGTCTTACTCAGTCTCGCTTTGATGCACTCACATCATTTTCGTTCAATGTGGGATTAGGTAACCTCCAACGATCAACGTTGAGAATGCGCCATAATCGCGGCGACTATACGGGCGCGGCAGTTGCCTTTAGAATGTGGACAAAAGCGGGCGGGAAAGAGTTGCCGGGCCTGGTCAAACGCCGCCGAGATGAGATGGCCCTCTATATGAGCAACTGATATGCCACTTGTTCCCATCAAATTGCCGCCAGGCATTTACAGAAACGGTACAGAGTACCAATCGCAAGGGCGATGGTATGACGCCAATCTTGTGCGCTGGTTTGAAGGCACATTGCGCCCCATGGGCGGATGGCGTAAATGGACAACCGCTCAGGCTTCAGGCGTTCCGCGTGGTATGTACGCCTGGCGCGATAACTCAGCAAATATTTGGCTCGCAGTTGGAACGGCTTCAAAACTTTACGCTTACCAGGGCGATGGCGATCAGGCTGACATTACACCAACAAGTTTCAGTGCAGGGCGCACTGACGCTTTAGGGTCGACAGGTTACGGAAATGGTGATTATGGCGAACAGGCTTATGGCGTTGCACGCATTCCGGCAAGCAATAACGGCGTGCTTCCTGCCACCACCTGGTCGATGGACAATTGGGGCCAATATCTTGTGGCGTGCTCGGATTATGATGGCAAGCTTTACGAGTGGCAGTTAGACTTTGCCACGCCAACCAAAGCCGTTGCCATCACCAATGCGCCAACGAGTTGCAAAGGATTGATTGTTTCTGAAGAGCGTTTTCTGTTTGCGCTTGGCGCTGGCGGCGATCCGCGTAAGGTGCAATGGTCGGACCAGGAAGACAACACGGTTTGGACGCCAGCCGCAACGAACCAAGCGGGTGACTTTATTCTTTCAACGCCAGGCTCGATCATTTGCGCCAGGCGCGTTCGAGGTGGCGTTTTGATTCTGACGGATGTGGATGCCCACTTGGCGCAGTACCAAGGTCCGCCATACGTTTATGGGTTTGAAAAAGTAGGGACAGGGTGTGGCGCTGTGGGCGTGTTAAGCGTTGCCGCTGCCGACACGTTCGCCGTTTGGATGGGATCATCCGGGTTTTGGCTTTATGACGGTTACGTCAAACCGCTCTCCTCTGATGTTTCTGACTATGTATTTAGCAACATCAATCGCGGGCAAATCAGCAAAGTCAACGCAATTCACAACTCAAAATTTGCCGAAATCATTTGGTTTTACCCGTCATCTGAATCAAACGAAATTGACAGTTATGTGGTGTGGAATTACAGAGAAAATCATTGGACAATCGGAACGCTTGCACGCACTGTCGGTACAGGTCAAGGCGTATTTACATCGCCATTGATGTGTTCCGTTGATGGTTATGTTTATGAGCATGAGGCCGGATGGAACTATGATGGCAGCGCACCATACGCTGAATCTGGGCCATATCAAATTGGTATGGGCGACAATTTGCTTGTGGCGGACCAACTTATCCCTGATGACTTGACGCTTGGCGATGTAACGGCAACATTCAAAACGCGCTTGTATCCGACTGCAACGGAAACAACGCATGGTCCGTATTCGTTAGCCAATCCAACGTCAGTGCGTTTGCAGGGCAGACAGATGAAGGTCCGCGTCAATGGCAATAACAATACCGATTGGCGAGTTGGCATCATGCGATTCAACGCCAGGCAAGGCAGCAAGCGATGAAACTACCGCGCCCTGGTGTTGAATACAACCAAATCGAGGAGCAATCGTTTCGGCGTGCTTTGGAGTTGGCTGACGCAATCAATCGCAAAAAGAACGCCAACATCGAAATGGGTCAGGATGAACTAATCATCATTCGTTCGCCCAATGGCACGCGGTACTCACTGGCGGTATCAAATGCTGGCGTCTTGAGCGCCACCACCATGTAAGGAATTTGAAATGGCAATCCTTTATCCGTTTGCAACTTTTAAGTGGGACACCAGCGCCTCGCTTGCTGCAAAGCAAAATCTTGTCCAGGATATGATCGATTCGGGATATGACGTTGCCGACATTCGCGCTGAGATTTCAAGACTTGAGCCAAACAAAGCAGCGCTAACCGAATCAAATTTCAATTTACTTGGGTTAGCGCTTCCAGAAACAAATGCTGGAGGAGCAACCGCTGGCGGGGCAACAAGTGGTGCAACAACTACAACGACAACAACGGCAAAGCCAACAGAGTCGCGCACACTCAAGATTTTTGGCCTTGATTGGAATCGTGACGCATCGCTTGAGACGAAACAAGGCTATGTGCAAACTTTGCTTAAGCAAGGTTACTCGCCAGCGCAGATTCGTGGCGAGATTGCAAGGCTTGATCCAACGCCGGTTGAAGCCACATCATTTGAGCAACTAGGAATCCCTATTCCAAGAACAGGACGCAGCACAACCGAACGCACTGGCGGAACACGCCTTGAATCGGGCGAAATGGAATACAACATTGCTCCGCTTGCCGATTACGAAGTGCGTGCAGGATTAGCACCCACGGGTTTGCTCAATTATGGTTACGGCCAGGAGCAAGGGTTATTTAGTGACATTCCAACGGCATCCGAAGTGCGGCAAACGCAGGCGGCAAATCTTGCCGCTATGCAAGCGGCAGCGCCAACCGCAAACATTGTGACGGGCATGGTGAACCGTGGATTGCTCGCCAATGAATCGCCAACGGCTGGATTGTTGGCGCAGAATCAAGCACTGATGAATCAAGTGCGTGATGTGTCCACAAAAACGGCGCTTGATAAAGCTGCGTTTTACAACAATTTGCGCGGCCAGGGTTACAGCGATCAGCAAATTCAAAACATTGTTGGTTCATCGATTGGCTTTCAAACGCCGCAGCAGTTCAACTATCTCCGCCAACTCGGTCAGACTGTACAGATGGCGCCCGAATTGCAAGGGCGTGACGCTGAAGGCAAAGCGTCTTACTTCAATGATTTGCTCAATAGCGGTTTGAATTACGATCAAGCGTTGAGCGTTATTAACACGGGCGTTGGTCAGCAAACGAACAAGGATTTGTTGGAACTTGCGCGTGTAGCGTCCGCTCAACGCGCACAGCCCATGGCAATGCTAGGCACTGCGCCAGGCGCGTTTAGCCAAGGCTTGTTGGCTGGCGGATTCCCATCAGTG